ATTAAATAGTAGGATAAAATTAGAAAGAAATATATGATAAAAAAAAGAAATAAGAAAAATATGAAAGTAAAAAGAATTAAATTGTATGATGATTATATTACCATTAATCAAGAGCCTAAAAAATGGGCTTTTAATTCTAGTATCTTACATTTAAGAAAAAATGAAAGTAAAAGAAGCTAAAACAATTAAAATAGAAGTTTATGGTGGCTGTGTGACTGAAGTGATAGGCCTGCCTGAAGGTTATGACTATGAAATTATAGATCATGATCACTTAGAAGAAGAAAAAAAGGATATGTCAGTTTTGCAATATGGACAGGAGTATTTGGGTTTATTTTTAGATGATTTAAGGAGATTTTATGGAGATGAGTGGATAGAGAAAGTGTGTGTTTTAAAAAGACAAGATATAAACCCAAAATTTCAAAATTACATGGGGGTTGATATAGCAAGACTAGGGGGAGATAAGACAACATACGAGATTTTACATGTAGAATCAAATAAAGATATTCAACAAATAGTGCACTTTCAAGAAGATTATAAATTAACAACACACACAGAGCAAAGGATTAAAGATTTAACACAACAGTTTAATTGTTTAAAGGTGGGAATAGACGCGGGAAGTGGATCTCTAGGAGTTGGGATTTTTGATCATTTAATAGACAAAAATTCTATAATTAAAAAGCGTATTGTCGCGATGAATAATAGAACCATCTCAATGGATAGATACGGGAAACAAAAACAAAGAATGATGAATGAGGACTTTCATGATAATTTAAAGGCTATGGGTGAACATGGAGAGATTAAACTTTTAGATGATGACGAGATTAAAAACTCTTTTAGGAGCATTCAAATAGAGATCATTAAAAACGATGATATAATAACGAGAATCAGGATTCATGGGAGAGATAGCCATATAGTAGAAGGGATTAAAAGAGCGGCATGGTTAGCTAAAAAAGAAAAATCTTTAAACTTAAGAATCCATTCTTTTTAATGGCGGATAGTGGGATATTTGCAACAACGGCGGAAGTTAAAAGGAAAGTGGGAGCGAATGCGTCTTCGACTTCTAATTCAGAGGCATATATTAATCAATACATTTCAGAAGCAGAATCCTATATTAATTCAGTTTGTAGGCATAATTATAGTGATTCTTATGCTGGGTTAAATGCAGATGTTAAAAGCCTTTTGAAAGAAGCGGCGTCTAACATAGCCGCTGTTTATGTCATTCAATATGATTTTTCACAATATGAACAAATTGCAGAACCACAGTTAATGATAAATGTTTTGTGGGAAAGAACAAACAAATGTATTACAGAATTAAAAGACAAGAAAACACAGGACTTTATTAATGGATCATAAATAAAATGGTATTTCCACAACCATTCCAAATTGCAGGGACAAGTTTAGTCAATTACGACTGGACTGATTTAGCAGCTGGAACTGGAAATAAAGTTTATTATGGGTTTTGTTATAAAGATGAGGACGGGGCAAAAACATATCATTTAAACGAAAATCAGTTTTATTCGGCAGAGATCGAAAGTAATGCGGCTGTGTCAGCAAATGGGAATTTTATAGATAAAGATTTTGATTTGTTATTTAATAAGCCAGTCACGGTCAGAGGCAATTTGTGGGTAGAGTGCAGCACAGAGAGGCATTTAGATGGAGCTACGAAAAGTTATGTTCAAATTAAAGTCAGGAAATGGGATGGAGCAACCGAAACAGAAATCGCGAGTGGAACTTCTAAGGCTATGTCTGCGGGTGGAGCGGGGAGCGTGGATCAAGACACACTCTTAATAAAAATTAATTTAACTGGGACAAAATTTGCTTCAGGAGAAACTTTAAGGGTTACTGCTTTAATTGTAGTAGAAGACTATGTAGCAAACGGGGGATATGATGTTACATTGGCACACGATCCAACAGGCAGACAAGGAACATATATTCAACCAGCCTCAGACGATAGCGAAACAACAGTTTTTAAAGTAACAGTCCCGTTTAAAATATTTGCTTAAAATGGTAGCAGAACACGATTTAAGACAAACAAGCACAGGTGGTTTAGATAGTGGAACTTCTCTAGCTTTTTCTATCGGACAGCGAACATTAGACGAGGCAGGAACACAGAAGGAGACAGAATGGAGCAACGACTATGCAACAAAAGGATTTGGAATTTTTGATCAAGTCCCAGAATTTAAAGAACCAATTAAAGCGTTAATTAGGTGGAGCGTTGGCAGAGGTTACGAGACAGACGCGATGACGAGGGCTATTTTAGAAAACCTAACAGGGTGGGGAGAAGATAGTTTCCAGTCCATTATGACAAACCTTTTAATTACAAAAAAGACCAACGGGGACGCTTATGCTGAGATTATAAGGAACGATGGGGGAACTTTGATCAATTTAAAACCTCTTAATCCTATAAATGTGAAAACTATTGTTAATCAAAAAGGAATCATCACTAGATACAAAGTTAAAAATTTAGGGAAGGGATATACGATTAAAGAAACTTCTGAGATTCTGCATTTATGTAATGATAGGATAGCAAATGAGATTCATGGGACTCCCGCATGGAAGGCGTGTAAATGGGAACTAGAAGCAAAGAGGGAAGCGATGGAAGGATTCAGAAAAATATTGGATAGATCTACTGTCAGAGTGATGTATGTAGACGCTGATGATAACACGACTTTAAGCACAATAAGAACACAATGGAAAGAGGGAATAAAAAATAGAGATGTTGTTATTTTGCCAGGGAAAAGAGGGCAAGAGTTAGAGGTTGCTGATTATGAAACCCCAGCCATAGATCCTTTTATCAGATGGATTGAATATTTAGATAAGCGGATTTATCAGTCTTTAGGAATCCCGAAGGCAATAGCAGACACGGCAGATTTTACAGAAGCAGCTTCTAAAGTGGGATATATGACCTTTGAGCCAGTATATGTAGAAGAACAGACACTTTTAGAATCGGATTTATGGAATCAATTAGCGATCAAAATTAAATTTAATAAACCCGCTTCTTTAACAGGAACTATGCAGGAAGAAGAACAAAAAAATACAGGCCAGGTTAGGATTCAACCTAGCGAAACTAAACTAACGGCTCAAAGGACAGAATAATGACCAAAAACAAAAAGAAAAAGAAAATAAATAAGGATGTTATTATCGTCGGTATTTCGGCATTAACTATTTTAGAAGTTACAGCCTTATTGAAAGGAATAGATGGAACATTTTTCACTTTAATTGCTGTATTAATTGCGGGAGCAATAGGGTTAAATATCCCAACCCCCAAACAGATCAGAAGCGATTAAAAAACAGGTTAAAAAATAAAAATGGAAACCACCGTAGCAGAAATTAGAAAAAGAAGAAGAGAACAACTCGGAGAGACAGAAGAAGAGCAAAAGAAAAGAGAAGAGGAATTAAAAGCTAAGCAACCAACACCAGAGCAAAGATTAGCAGAGGGAAAGGCATATATTCGGCGACGAGAAAAATTAGCAAGTCGAACAGGTGTTAGCTCTAAAAGGGCTGGTCTTGCACTTGCAGAAGAAGAGAACATTTCTCAAGAAGAAATAAATAAATTAGAAACTATGCAGAGAGCAGAAGAGGTTTTAAAACAGCAATCAGAAGAACAAAAAATAACAAAATTACCAGAACAACCAACACAGGAACAGGGATTAACAACTATGGGTTTATCTCTTGGACAGAGAGAGCAAGACGAGCAGAGTTTTATTAATGCTTTTCTTTTCGGTCCTAAAATGCCAGAAGGCGAGGAGCTCGTGACAGGGACTCTTCCTATTACTCCTGCATCTGCTGGGACAATTCCAGCAGTTGCTAAAGTTTTTACAAAAGCGAGATTTGTGAATTTAGCTAAAAAAATGACTATTCCTCTTGTGTTTATTGGGGGGGCTTTTTTTCATTCTGTAATGAATGATTTTTTAGAGGGGGGAGCAACAGAGAGACAGGGGGCAGTTAATACTTATGGGCAGATGGCAGGAGATATTTTAGAAGATGTTTCAATTTCTCTTAAAACTCCAAATAGAGCTTATGCTGATTTTGATTATTTAGAACAACAGATAACAGACAGAGAGCGGGAATTAAAAGAAAAATGGGTAGCACCAGTTTATCTTAAAGTAACTGGACAACTCCACGATGTTCAGGCAGATTTGGCTGATGCTAAAAATTTAGTCCAAAGTGCGAGAGGTGATGTTTTAAATATTCAGATACGAGAACCAGATTTGATTGAATTAGCAGAATTTATTGAGAGAAGAAGAAAGTTTTATGGAATAGAACCTAAAATAATAGAAGAGGAATTTAAATCTATAAGGGAGGGCTTTTAATGGATTATCTTGATGTGTTGATTTGGACTGCAACAATCGGTTTTCTTTTTGGATTTATATTATGAAATGTCAAATAAAGACTTTTGGGAATTAGTCTTCGCTTTCAGTTTTATTGCTTTTATTATAGGGGCGATAATTGTAGGAGTAATAACAGCGAATATTTTATAAACCATAAAAGCCTTTTATAGTCATGGAAGAAAAAAAAGATGTCGTGCAAGAGAAAAAGCTTTCTGTAATCGAAAGTGCTAATTCTGCTGCTGAGCGTTTGGAAAAAGCTAATGCAGAAATGAAGGAAAATATAGCCAAGATTGAAGAAATCAAAGCGTCTGATCAATTAAGCGGAACAACAGAGCAGCCTCAACCTGAAAAACCTAAAGAAGAAACACCAACTGAGTATAAAAATAGAGTGATGAGTGGAAATTTATAAATGGTTAAAGAAGATTTAGGCGTAAAGGTCGGAACTCCTGCGGAGATTGAATGGACTGGGGTTTTACAAAAAGAAGAAGATAACCTTGTGAAGAATAAAATTAACCAAGAAATAGAAGAAGCTTTAATAAAACTAGCTAAAAAAAGAATAGCAGAAGAAAAGGAAAAACTTAAATAGTTTAAATTACAAGAGAATATAACATGGCACTAGAATGTGTATTGATCCACGAACTCGAACCAGCAGTCCCTATGACTTGCGCCGACGGAACAGGAATAGAGAAAGGCGCTGTTTTACTTCTAACAGACCCAAATACTGCGGCAACTACAACAGGAGATACTGATGCCTGTGCAGGAATAGCCAAGTCAGAAAAGATAGCTTCTGACGGAAAAGTTAAAATCCCAGTTTATAAAAGAGGGATATTTAGAGGTTATGCAGGTGCGGCAGGGGTAACGGCAGGAATGGGGATAATTACAGACACCGCAACAGGTGCAGCGAATGAATTAGTAAACGCTGATGTTAATTCTGAAAATATAGTGGGGAGAGCATTAGAAACCGCAACAGACGGAGAAACATTTTTATTTGAATTAAATCCAATTGGGCTACAATTAGCATAATTTATAAAATGACAGAAGAAGAAAATAAACAAGAAACCGAGGAGAAATCCGAGGAAGGAAACGAAGAAGAATAAATGGCAGACACAAGCGGACAAGCAGAAATAAGGGGCATTGATATTGATAAACTAGCCACAGCCTTTGCAGAAGAACCAGTTATTTTAAAGGGGTTTTGTAGTGTGTCAAACACAAAGGCCAGGGAAATAAGATGGTATCAAAAAACATCGGGTTTTTTAGATTCTACCGACACAACAGCAATTTCACTCTCAGAAATCCCAACCGCAGAAGGCTCATTGCCAGTTGTAGTCGAACA